GCCTCCAGAGACCCATCCTAGATCATTGGTCTCAAAGTAGCTTTCAATAGCATTGACGTTCTGCCCATTGATGGCGTCTGTTCCAATCTCATGTTGGAAAATTTCAATCCTATTCTCAGGAGTAGAGAATTGCAAAGGCACTGTAGCTGTTGCAGTGGCCGCAGCAGACATTTTGACAGCTTGTGCATATAAAACCGTAACAGGAACAGCAAATCCCGCTCCAGCTCCACCCAGCTCAGTATTGGATGCGCTCAGAACATCTCCTACTTGGTAGCCAGCGCCTCTAGATGTTAAGGTAACGGCTGTTACATTACCTCCAGTAACGGTTACAGTAGCCTTTGCGCCGCTTCCGCTGCCACCAGTAAGAGTGACGTTGGTGTAGGTGCCGTTGACATATCCTGCGCCCCCCGTAATTGCTCCTAATGTCTTAATGTTGCTGGTGGTTATAGTTGACACATAAGCGCCCGTAGGAATTCCTGATCCAGAAATAACTAACCCCAAAACAATTAATGTGTTGTAGGTGTCAAGATAAAGAAAAGTGCTGCCGTTTGTAGTGTTGAATGTGTCGGTAAACACAATTTCAGATGGGGAGGTTTCCCAATTGGCTTGCACGGGGAAGCGAAACACTTGCGAGAAGTAACCAGCCGAACGGCGAGCGCCTAAAGCTTGGCCAGCGTCGTACCAAGTGTTTTCACGGGTGTTATAGACGATAGCGTCAGTACATTCAGTAGCGTCACCTCTAGGATAGAACCACCAAACCTCACCAAAACGTGGGACTTTGCTAACCCAAACTTTTTGCCTTTGAGCATAGTTCAAATTGTCAAAAAAGTAGTTCTGATTCATGCTGTTAGGAATTTCCTTAACAACACCGTTGTACATCAAGAAACGGTCTACTCCGCACCAGTAATACACTCCATCGTATTCAATTGCAGATTGGCTAGACAGAATAGAAGACTGCGAGCTGATGATGTCATAGCGCCAGTATTGTGGGGGTGTTCCAGCTCCACCGATATAGGACACGCGAATCAGGCTATCAAGGCTCCAAAACAGCCCAGAAGGCGCGTTTGAGCCACCCCTGACGGGTAACCCCTGCACAATCTTTCCCGTGGCTACGTTGACCGCATTAGCGTCTGCGGAGACCCAATCTTGCGCGTTGCCAGCGGAGCAGTTCTGAATCAGACCATTGTTGCCATAAACAAAGACGTAGGGATGCAGGGAGACTACGCCACCAGATACACTGATGTTATTGTTAAAAGTTGCCGCAATCACTCCCGCGGGGACTACGTTAGACAAAGTTACAGTAGTTGTAGAGACCGAAACCACTGTAGTGTTAGCTGGAATGCTAGTTCCTGTAACAGTTTGACCAGCACCAATTAAAGGATTTGAAGCCGCAATAGTCACTACGGCAGTGCCAGTAGAAGTGATGGTGTCAGTAAACGTGCCAATCTGTGACATGGTTAAACCATTTATGTCACCGATCAGGACGGGCGTATTAAAGTCGTTGTCAACTGAGGCAAGGTTATGGCCTGGGTGCGCTAGCAATGACTGCACTCCAGCTCCGGCAACATCGTAAAAACCATCAAATTGCCAAAGGTTAAGATCAGAAGCAGTAAAGTTTGACAGCGTGAAATTGTTAATACCAGCACCAACGCCGTTATCATCAATAGTGAGCACTTGCAAACCATTGTTATAACCACTAAAGATGTAATTAAATGCGTTCTGAGCGTTAACCCAAATGCCCCTTGATGGGCCTGTCAATTGATCGGAAATGACACGATATCCGCCCATTTTTCTGGGGCGTCCACGCTGAAACCTTACCCAGCGTCCATCATTGTAAAATTGCTTATCAAAGACGGTTCCGTCCCGTTGGACGCCAGCTTTGGTATCAAGAGCAAATACCTTCTGCGTCATTAGAACACTCCGCCCGAAATGCCGCCTGTAAAGGTTCCAGTTCCGTTTATGTTCAGCCCAGAAGACGACAACGTAAACAAGTTGACGCCAAGTATGGCTATACCAAATTCACCTGAAGTTGGTCTATATATACCAGTTGAAGACTCTGAAGCAAAGTTAAGGGAGGGCGCTCCTACAGTTCCGGAGACTAAAGAAATGTTAGTAGCTCCAGCAGCAATCGTAGAGGCGTTTAAAAGGTTTACAGAGTCGCAAAGCAAGATAACTTGCTCGCCAGCAGGAACATTCGCAGTACCGCCTCCAGCGCCTGTGGTAAAGGTAATGGTGTACCCAGCGCCAGTTCCATTGGTTTGGTTGGTAATGTAGTAAACCTGAACGGTCTGTGGAAGAGTAACCGTTACGTTACCGCTTAAAGTTCCTGTGTACTTTTGTACTACGTTTGCAGCCTCAGCGGAGGTTAGAGTGTAGCTACCAGATGTAACAGCTTTGGTAAGCTGCGTAAAATTGAACTGAGTACTGCGTCCAAGTCCGACGGTATAGAAAGCCAAGCCAGAGCAGCAGATAAAGCAGGAATCAGAAGGCTGCAAAGAGATAGAAGCGGCACCATTAATTAAATCTCCACCAGATGGGGCCACGGTCAAAGTGCCAGTCCCGCCATTCCTCAACATCATAAACCAATCGTTACCTAGCGTAACGGCTGATGTAAGAGTCAAGGTTCCTGCACCACTATCCCACACATAGTAAGCGGCTCTGTCAGAAGCAATAGCGGTATAGGAAGAAGAGAATGTGGTGACGTTGTGAGCTGCATTTAGGGTGTTGGTGATAGCTTTTAAGCCATATCCAGCCAATGCACCAGCATCTACGTTAGAAGATCCCACGCCAAAGGCAATGTTGCCCCATGTTCCTGCTATGGTGGCGTTTGTAGTGATGTAGATGTAACGTGAAGCACTAGGGGCTACGCTTGCAATAGAGTTGCCAGCGGCATCTTTAACGGTGAAGGTATTAGCGCCAATGTTTCGGATCAAGGCATCTTGACCCACAGAGGCTTGATTGGCGGGGGGCATAGACAAAGACAAGCCAGCAGTAGTGGCTGTAACGTCCATAATCCGAGCGGCAACATTGTCTGTAATGCCGCCGTTAATAGGCCAAAACAGATCAGTATTGGCAGAAAGCGTAACGGATCTGTAGGAAACAGAAGTTGGTTGAATTACGTTATCCGTGAAGGGCGAAATAAAGCTCATATATCCCTCGCAATCGCTTGACGATCCCCAATTCGGGCAACGTCTTCAGTTTTCAGTACATTCATGATTTGTTCATATTGAGCTTGCCACATAGGAATGCGCTCATCGTTCTTCAGGAACGGCATGGCTTGCAGGAGTGATCCATAAAGCAAAGCTTGCGGAGCGTATTCTGTGAACCAGTTGCTTTGATTGGTTGCGTCTAAAGGCTGGACACGCTCGTAATACAGCACTTCATAGGCGTAATCATCATCAGGCGTAGGTGCGATCATCCAATGGGTGTAATCGTAATCACAATAGAAGAAAGGCACATCTTGTTGTGTAGGGTTTGGCCAATATTCTCTTAGGTATTCGTACTTTCTTAAGAATATGGGTTGGCGCACGCCGTTAACCGTCACGTTCATGGATACGGTTTTCCTCCAGCGGGCTGGCTTATCTATGACGTTTTCGCCTTGAACCATGTTGCTTGTAGCGACAGTTAGGTTTCCAAGAAACTTTAAGTCCGCAGCCATGACCTGTTCCGCCAACATAATAAATGTGGGGATCTTGTCAAGAGTCGCTTGGTCGGTACGCTCCAAATACGATTGGATGTTCTCTACCAGCGACGAATACGTCATTACGGAGGCCATTACCAGTTACCTTTCTTTGCTCCAGCCATGTTGGCCACCAAAGATGGGTACTTAGTACCCGTGCGCTTTGCGAAAGCCTTTGCGGCTTTGATCTGGTTAGGGCTTAACTCTTTTGGCTTGCCAAGACTTTTAGGGCGGGTTTTTTCCCACACGGGCTTTGTTGACATTTTAAACCTCCCATTCAAAAATGACAATGTTTATTACATAAGAGCACATTCAACTTGGCGTCTTTTTAATAGACCAGGCAGCACTTTACCCCCGCCTTTAGTCCAAAGCATCAATTGCTCTTTAGCTCCACCCCAATCTTGGGCGTTTATTTTGCGCTTTAGGGTGCTGGTTTGGAGTCTGCCCACACCTAAGTTATAACAGAAGTCCACAATTGCATTGCATTTGCGCTCGTCAGTGGCTAGGACAGGGCAGTTTCTTAAAGCGCCAGGCAGGTATGTGTGCTGTAGTTCGTACATTAACAGATCATTAGCGGCTTTTTGGCTTATTAATGAATCATTCAGCGTGACTTTCTTACCATCAGCGTAGTAAGTCGATCCGTACCCAATGGTGGGGATTCCAGCAGGGCAAAGATAGGGCTTTGCTCTAAAGCCCTCAAACCGCTTACAAAGCTCTGCGGCAATCTCTAGGTTCATTACAAACCTCGTTTAGCCAATGTGCGGTCAAGTATCCAGTAGTTAACTACACCAGAGAGCAACGCCATGTCGTCTACAGACCATGCATTCTTCAGCAATTCAGGGATGGGTTGGCCGCTTGCATATCCAATAGCGATTGTGGCGGTCTTAAACACTCCGTATAGCAACAGGAGGTAGTAGGTCATTACAGGGCGCACGGAAGCGGATAGAGAGGCTACCCAACCCCCTGCTGACTTGACCATTTCGGTTTGTTGGTTGATGGCAGCACTGAAGGCATCCATCGCGCCTGAATCTACGGTGGCTTCTCTTTGTGCGCCAATCTCAGCTAACTTTTGTGAGCCTCTGACCTTTTCTAGTTCGCATTGTTTGTCGAACATAGCCAGCTCATGTTCGCGTTCGTTCTTCCTGTCCAAAAACTTAAACGCTTCGGGCACTAAACGAAAAATGCCCCCAAGAAGGGAGCCGACAATACCGCCACCTAAAAAGTCCATCATTTATCCTGCTTAAGTTCTAGCTTGTCCATGATCTTATTGAACATCTCTTTGATGTCGCGCATGTCTTCTCTGTAGTCATCGCGCTGGACGTAGACTTTAGGAATCTCTTCACGCAGCTTAGCAAGGTCAGACTTTAAGTCTTTTACAGCCGCCCAAAGCTCACGAGCAAACCATCCGCAAACTGCCATGCAGGTTCCGAGACCAATGTTAATGAGTAGTTGGGCGTCCATGTTGTTACCAAGTTACAGGTTGATTTGTAATCTTACGCAGACCAAGGTTGATTGCTGTAAGCGCTAGAGCTTGCAGTTCAGCACCGATCACA